GTTCGTTCTTATCGTCGGCTGGCAGTTGTTGGTTCAGGTCACGGACCCATGCTGATTTCTTCTTGATCCAGCCAACAACCTCCTCACTATCACCTTTCTTGTGAATAACGCGAACGGCCAATGTTCCATTGCCAGTGCGCTCTAGTGAGACTTGTCGGTGTTTCCATTCAGGTTCTAATTCAAGAGTCTGGCCGATAGAACGTGCGGCGGCAATGGCTTTCTCGCCGGTTGTGAAAACGTAGAGTGCTTTGTGGTCCGGGTCTCGTTGACCGCCGTAGGAGCGGCACGCCATGTCGAGATCAGGGAGTCGGTTGAAGAAACAGGTGGTCCATCCCTGGCCGTCTTGAACCCATGTCTGGTCCTCATTGATACCGGGGCTGAAGCGATAGACCCGCCAGCCGCCGTTATTCAACGGAAAGAGGAAGCAATTGGGTTGGCCGGGATCGGTGCCTTCGCTGATGGTCTTAAAGTTGCCAATCAAGCCCAGCTTGGCACGGATATGCGGATCAGAGGCGATTTTCTCCAGGGCTTTGGTGTGTGTCTGGAGAAGATGATGGTCGGAAACCCACACGGTAGAGAACCCTGTTTCCATGAGTTCTTGAATGGTGGCTTTGTGAATCTCGTCGAGTGGGATGATGCGGCGGGATGAGGCGAGCATCTCGAAAGGGTCCAGAGCCTTCTCATCGACCCCTTGGAGGCGGACTTTGGTTTGGCGTCGGGTGACAACGGCAAGATGGTCGAGCCAGTTGGCCGGGAGATCGGCCACTGTGAGCCCTCGTTCGGCAGCCTTTAGTAAGGACAGTCCCCGATTCTCGCGGGTGAGTTTGCGGTGCCACAGCCACATGATATGGCCGCAAGCGTCGATTTGAGAGGCGAAGTCGAAGTTGCACAACTCGGACATCTGCCCGAGGATGCACCGGGCGAGCGCGGCGTGCTCATTGTGATTGGCAGTCGGAATGCCGTCGCCGTCAAAATACTTGTAGATATGGAGGCCAGCCCCGCCGGTACTCAGCCGAATCTCGGCGGTTGGGTCTGCCTTGGCACGTTCCTTGATCTCGGCTAGCATCTCTTCCGAAATACCGATGCCCTTAGCGTGTCCCGTGATTGCGTCGAAGTCATAGGCAACCCAACGAGAACGGAGGTTCTTCCAATCCCATCCTGTGCAGCCGATACCCTCGGCGTGCAACTCCGGGGGCCAATGTAATTCGTAGTCGTTGAACTCGGGCTTGGTATTGGCGTTCTTGGGCACCCGGATGTTGAACCAGGTCAGGTTGCCATCGGTCCAGGTGTGCCGCCGGCCCTCTACCGGCTCCCCGCCATCGGCCGCAGCGTTGACTTGAGTTTCGAGGTTTTCAGGCCCCCATTGGAGGTATCGGTCGATCAAGTCAGCGCCGGGGTGCCACTCGCGTTGAGAGGCGAGAAAGCGCCGAATCGCTTGTGTCACTGTGGGCATCTGGCGTCATCCTAAAGGCCGCGTGGAACTCTACGTCTCAATATAGGTACGCCCAACCGGCCTATTTTCTTGCGCAAATTCGCCGTAAAAGGCAAAATCGGTAAAATTGGAAAAGTCGGAAAAATCGCGCAAGAAAATAGGCGGTTTGGGCGTACCTATAGTGAGATGAGAGATTCGGCGCTGGAAAACCTGACCCATGCCTAACCCCCGATCTGACGAGTTTCGACTTATCCCCACTAGCGAGTTAGTAGAACCCACCATAGTTCTCCGCGAAGTGAACCAGGGCAGTGTTGAGTACATGGAGTTGCGTGACTCCCTGGCCGCCCGTGGTTTCCTCAACTCAATCTGTGTGCGTCCTTCCATTCGCGTACCGGGGAAGTTTGAGATTGTCGATGGCCGCTATCGTTGGACCGCAGCGGTAGAGGTGGAGATTCCTGCCATTCCCTGCATCATCAAGTTTAACTTGAATGATGTTGACGTGTTGGCTATGCAAATCACAGCGAATGCTGTGCGGCCGACAACTACGAAATCTGAGTTTGCCATACAGATTCAGCGTGTGTTGCGACAACATGATGGCATGACGATGGCGACACTTTCTCGCACGCTACATAAGAGTCCTGCCTGGATTCGTTGGATGCTTCGGCTTATTGAGTTGAAGCCGGCGATACAGCGGATGGTAGATCGTGGCGAGATGTCTTTAGAGGCTGCTTATTACCTGGCGAAGTTGCCGCCGCAGATGCGAGACAACTTTATTGATGATGCCAGGGTGCAATCTCTTGCTGAGTTTAAGGCACTGGTAAGTAGCGTTTTGGCTCAGTATCGTGTGGCGGTCAAGCAAGGCAAGATGGAGTTGGCATACGGTGAGTTTACTCCTCAACCGTGGTTGCGCGCGATGCGTGACATTCGTGTTGAGCATGAGAAGCCACGGATCGGTCCTAACTTGCTGACAAACCTTAATTGTAAAACAGCAATGGAAGGTTGGAAGTTAGCGCTTGCTTGGATTTTGCACCTGGATCAGGACAGCATCGAACGTGCTAAAGTAAGGCATTGCCGCAAAGTGAAGCCAGTTGTTGTGCGTAGACAGGAGAATAGCCATGACGTGAAACTTGCCACGGATGGTACTGAAGTATCTTGAAGCAGCACCTTTGATTCCTTTTCTTTTCTCTTGAGGAGTTTTCAATGTCCGAAAACGCTTTGATTCCGATTAACCTTGACCAACTTCCCTCCACTCAGATCGGCACCGATCAAGACTTCGCGCTCATTGCTAAGTCGAGTGACTTTCTCCCACGCCTTCAGCTTTACACGAAAGGCAAGGCCGTCAACAGGAAACTTGTCGGTCCAGGCAACTACGGCGTCCCCGTCTCTGAAGACGAAGTGAATGATCTCGGCGAAGAGATCGACATTCTTCCGCTCGCCCGCCGGCCCAAGGCTCTCGACATGAGCGACACCGAGAACATCATCTCGGTCTACGACGTGAATGATCCTGAGTTCAAGCGCATCCAGGATCAGGCTGCCGAGAAGGACAGCCATTGCATGTTCGGCCCCAGCTTCCTCGTCTATGAGCGGAGCACCGGCCAGTTCTTGGAGTTCTTCTGCGGCACGAAGAGTGCGCGCACTGAAGCCAAGAAGGTTTTTCCGTACCTTCCTCTCACGGCGACAATGATTGACGCCAACCCCGATCTCATGGGGCAGTCGCCGCACGGCCCGATCCCTGTGACGCTGAAGTCCAAGTTGGTGGAACGGGGCAGCTATTCGTGGCATGTTCCCGTGGCTGTGAAGTGCTCTTCACCGTTTACCAAGTTGCCGCCGGCCGAAGTGATCTACAAGGAAATTGAGAAGTTTCTTGCGGTCAAGAAGGAAGGGGCCGAGGTGGTCAAGGAAGCCGACAATCGGAAGGAACGTGTCAGATAGTTTGGAGTGGTCGTACCTGATTTTACGACTACACAGGTAGAGAAAGAACGTCGGGTGGGCACCACCGGCCGGGCCGAGAGCCCGGTGCAATTGCACAAATGGGTTCCAGGTTCAAGTCCTGGCGGCGTTCCTTGGATAAGGCGTATAAACGCATGAAACCAGAAGCCATCATCATCGGTCGCTCTGAGATTGACTTCACCACCTTTTTAGGGGTGGCGGTCAAAGTGCTTGGGCACAGTCCAGGGACCGCCGGAGATGCGTCAGGCAAGCGCCTAGCCGATGCTACGCGCTTTCTTGGCTGCCTGGCCGCTATGCGTGATTCGAGAGCCCCCGCTGAGTTGGTTCCGAAGTACCTGAATCACGTTTCGTTCAGCATTTTGCTGGTTGCTACTGACCAGGATATGCTTGACATTTTGGAATGTGTTTCGTCAATGGCTTTCGTCACGGCTGAAACGACAGTGCGTGGTGTGCTTGTGGCTGTAGTGACAGGGACGCTGGCTCAGTGGAAGAGTGCTGTGCTGTCTGGATCGACGAGCGATACGGAGCCGGTAGTGCGTTTCGTGTTTAATCGGATTCATGGGCTCTTTTGCGATGAAGGGTTGAATGTATGGTTGGACTTTCGGCGACGTGAGGCACCCGATCAAGCTACCTACTACCTGGAAGATAAACGAGGGCGATGATGAAACCGACTGATCCAGAGTTTGAGAAGATGCTTGGTGAACTCTTCCAAGCACCGCAGCCGCTCAAGGAAGATTTAGACGTAGAGTTTGCTCGGGCTATCCGAAGGTTCAAGCGACTGGTCGCTTGGCTGACTCTCATTTTGGGATTGGGTTACTGCGGTGTTGTCAGCATCACGGTCCTGATTGTCTTGGGTTGGCTTCATCTTTTCGGAGTGATCTGATGTCTGTGACGCAGATGCAGTGGTTCAAGAAAGACAACATTGGTCGCCGCCGGGCTGCCCCAGTGTTGATGGAAGTGAAGGATGGTCGCATCTGGTTCATTAAGAGCGACTATGCGTTCAAGGACATCATTAAGGCGATGACCGGCTCCAAGTGGCACGGTTTCGATGAAGAGAGCCCCAAGAAACAGTGGTCCGTGGCTGACTGTCAACGCAACTGGATTACGATTCGATGGTTGGCAGGCGAGGATGTCTTTGTGCATTTCGATCAGGAGATGCAACGGCATCAATATGAACGCCCGCTTATGTTGCATCAGTGTGATTTAACGGATGCCGGCCTCACGTATCATTACCAGATTTTTGCGGCTGAAATGGGCACCGGCAAAACGCTGGCGGCCCAAGAAGTCATGGAACGATCCGGGAAATTGATATGGTGGTGGGTTGGCCCGAAGACCAGTCTTCCGAACATTCAACGTGAGTTGCGGAAGTGGTCCTTTCCTTTCGGGAGGATTCAAGTCGAGTTTATGACCTACGAGGGTCTGACTCGCCGCATGGATGAGTGGAAGCCAGGTGATCCAATTCCCGAGGGCGTCATTTATGACGAGTCTTCCAAGTTGAAGCACTACACAGCGCAACGAACGAAGGCGGCTCAAAAGCTGGCAGACTTGATTCGTGAGAAGTACGGCTACGAGGGTTTTGTGATTCTCATGTCTGGTACTCCCTCACCTAAGTCACCTGTGGACTGGTGGAGTCAGTGTGAGATTGCCTGGCCCGGTTTCATGGCCGAGGGAAGTGAGAAAGCATTTCGTGAGCGTCTGGCCTTCACGAAGCCGCAGACTTTTGAGAGTGGCATCACTATTAAGAAGTTGGAAGGTTGGCGCGACGATGAGCGCAAGTGCATGAAGTGCGGGGAGTATGCTGACCACGAGAATCATCAGGGTGAGTTGTGTGAAGACCCTGCTGACTACCATCCGTATGAATCAAGCGTCAATGAAGTTGCGAAACTTCACGATAGGCTGAAGGGATTGGTTGTTGTCAAGCATAAGAAAGACTGCTTGACTCTGCCGGATAAGCGCTATCGGCGTGTATATTGCAAACCGAGTCCAAGTGCCTTGCGCGTGGCGAAGGCAGTCATGGATTCGGCGCAGAATACAATCACCGGCATGACGCTGATGCGTGAGTTGAGTGACGGCTTCCAATATCGTGAAGTGAGGAGTGGCACATCGAAATGCACTCACTGCACGGATGGAAAGATTGAAGAGTGGTTTAACCCGGACAACACTGATCGTACTTATCGGTCGGTGGACATCTTGGACCCAGAGACAATCGCCAAGTTACACAAACATGAGATTGTGTGCCCGGCGTGCGGCGGGTCGCAAGAGATGGCAAAGTATGTTCGGGAGACACGCGAAGTGCCGTGCCCGAAGGATGCTGCCCTCAAGTTGCTGTTGGAAGAGAACGAAGAGCAGGGACGCATCGTGATCTTCGCCGGTTTCACGGGGTCTGTGGACCGGTGTGAACGTCTCTGTCGTGAACAAGGATGGGATGTTGTAAGGTGCGATGGTCGAGGGTTTACGATCTACACACATGACAGAGCGCAGGTCACGGATGAAGAGCCGCTGGATTACTGGGCTAATTTGGAAGCTCATCCGCGAGTCGCCTTTGTAGCGCACCCAGAGTCAGGTGGAATGAGTCTGACTTTGACGGAGGCTCGCACGATAGTGTATTGGTCGAACTCATGGAAGCCCGAGTTCCGGGTGCAGAGTGAAGACCGGATTCACCGTATCGGAGCGGACATGAATAAGGGTGTGCTGATCGTCGATCTCATCCATCTTCCAAGCGATGAGCGTGTCTTGGACGTGATCCGGGCCAATCGCAAGTTGGAGTTGATGACGATGGGCGAGATCATGGAGGGTGTCAATTGGGAAGAGCCCGGCGAAGATACGGGCGACATTGTTGTGGTGGAGGAGACGACGTAATTGGGTTACAGCAGTCGGCCCACTCAATCGGCTGCACCTGACATCTCGCACTAGGAGACTGTTTACCATGAAGTTCCGTGTTCTTCTGGCTCTTTTGCTTGCGTTGTGCATCGGCGTTGCTGCTTCGGCTAGCGAGCCCAAGGTCGAGCCCAAGGCTTCTGTTCCTGACTATTTGCAGCAGATCAGCGTCACCATCAAGTCCGGCGACATCCAGGGTTCCGGCACCTTGGTCACTCGCAAGATCGGCGACGATACCGTGACGTTCGTGTGGACGGCGGGCCACGTCGTTGACGACCTTCGTACTGTGCGCAAGGTCATTACGGCAGACGGTCAGACCCGTGTGTTGGTCGAGTTTCGTGATCCGCAGATTGTGCAGGAATTGCATCAGAACGGCCGGCGGGTTGGCGAGACAAAGCTGGATTGCAAGGTCATCAAGTACAGTGATGCCGATTACGGTGAAGACTTGGTGGTTTTGATGGTTCGGCGAATCAATGCCTATCCCATTGCGACCTGCGCCAAGTTTCACAAAGACATCAACTACATCCCGCCTATCGGTGTCGATCTGAGTCACTGCGGTAGTTTGCTTGGGCAGTTTGGAGCCAACAGCTATACGACGGGCGTACTCAGTCAGACGGGCCGTATGCTGGACATGAAAGGCGCGAACGTCAAGGTCTTCGACCAGGTGACGGCGGTAGCCTTCCCCGGTTCGTCGGGCGGTGGCATGTACTTGAAAGATGACGGCGTGTATATCGGTATGTTGACCCAGGGCGTGCAGCGCTTGCAGGGCTTCAACTTTATCGTGCCGATTCGCCGGATTCATCAGTGGGCAACTGACGCAAAGATTGGTTGGGCCATTGATCCGGCTTTGCCGATGCCGTCAATGTCTGAAATCGAGAAGATTCCGGTGGAAGATCAGGGTGTGATGCCTTCTGGTCTGCCGGCATCTGATCGTGGTGGCGAACCGCCGCCGGCTCGATTCGATTTCGATAGCGTGCGGAATTGGGTAGACCTGTTCCTCAAGAAGTAGTGCGTCGAGTGCGTCGAGTGCGTCGAGTGCGTCGAATGGTTGGGTGTGTCGAGTGTCAGAGGGCGGCAATGGCGACCGCCCTCTGACGGTTCAGGGCGTAGCTCAGCCTGGAAGAGCGCGTGGCTTGGGACCATGAGGCCGGAGGTTCAAATCCTCCCACCCTGACTTTAGCTTGAATCATTGGAGAGCCAATGCGATACGTATTCAATGAAGACGCTCGGGTCTTTGTCGAAAGTCTGCCGGCGGAATCAGTTGATCTTGTGTTGACTGATCCGCCATATTATGGCATCGTGAAAGATTCATGGGATAATCAGTGGCCCAATGTTGACGCTTTCGTTGATTGGCTCTTCCCGATTCTCGTTGCGTGCCGAAGGATTCTTAAACCAACCGGCACGCTGATTTTCTTCGGTGGCATTGGTAAGCAAGGTCAACGTCCGCTACTGAAGCTGATTGAGCGCATGGATGACTTCTATGTCTACCAGAATTGGATTACCTGGGGCAAGCGGCGCGCCTACGGCAAGAAGGACGACTACCTTTTCACGCGCGAAGAAATACTCTGGTATACCTGTTCTGAGACGTTTACTTTCAACATTCCGCTGCTTGATGAGAAGCGCGGCTATGCTGGATTCAATCCCAAGTATCCCGCAAAGTCGGAATACAAGCGCGTCACCAATGTTTGGTCAGACATCCCTGAACTATTCCGCCCAGAGCGGTACTGCCAGAAGCCAGAAAACTTGATGGCTCGTTTGGTGGCGACACACTCGAATCCTGGAGACATGGTAGTTGACCCTTTCGTGGGATTCGGGACAACTGGGATTGTGGCCCTGAAGATGGGCCGTTGGTTTACCGGAAGTGAAAAGATTACCCCTGACGCCGAGGCCGCTGACCAGCGCTGTCGGGAAGCACACCTAACCGAGAGATCGGTACAGAAGACGGAGAATCCATGAAACTGTCAAAAGAGAGTGTTGCCGAAATCAAGTCCTTGCTGGTCAAGGGGCAAAGCCAGCCGGCGATTGCCAAGCAATTCAATGTAAGCCGGTCGGTGATTTCGGATATGGCCACCGGGCGAGTTCACAAGGATGTTGCATGGCCGGAAGGTTATCAACCCGCGAAGACGCCCGGTGGTCAGCGCAAGGTCACGGGCTATGACCCCACGGATGCCAAGGTGCAAGACCTGGAAACTGAGGTGGTGAGTCTGCGCGACGAACTTGTCTTGGAGCGGAAGAAGTCGAAAACAGGTGCTCGGGAAGGCGGCATCATTCGGGCGGTTGTCAAGGAAATGGAAGAGCGCATCAAACCGTTTGCGGCGTTACCCCAGGCGGTGGAGTTTCGACGCAAGGCTCAGATCACTGAGCATTGCGTCATGCACGTTAGCGACGGTCATCACGATCAAGTCATTCGACCTGAAGAAGTGGGCGGCTTGGAAGAGCACAATTTTCCTATCGCGTGTGCGCGTGCGGAACGGTATGTTGACACTGTGCTGGAATGGACCCAAGATACTTTGGCACCGAAGTTCTACTTCCCTGTGCTTTGGGTGTTGGCTTACGGCGACTTCACCAGTGGCGAGATTCATGGAGCCGCCCCGCGCTCTTACTACCGTAATATGTTCCGCAATTGCCTTGCCATCGGGCAGATGCACGCCATGATGTACCGCGACTTGGCGGCCCACTTCAAGCGTGTGAACGTCCTGTATCTTGCGGGTAATCATGGTCGGCGGACCATGAAGAAGGACTACGGCGGAGCGAATGACAATTGGGATTACTTGGTTGCTGAGATGGCTCGACTTCACAGCCGGGAGTTGGCGAATGTCAACTTCAGTATTCCTGATGCGTGGTCTGCAAACGTGGACATCAATGGAGTCGGCTTCAATGTCAGCCACGGGGATGACGTGCGAAGTCAGTTGGGCATCCCGTGGTATGGGATGGTTCGTCGTCAAAAGGGCTTGGTTGCACTCGGCGCTGCCGCCGGTGCCCAGCGTGTTCGCTACTTCTGTGTTGGACATCACCATGCGGCCAGTACCTTGTCGGACATCGACGGGGAACTGATGGTCAATGGAGCGTGGACGGCTACGGACAGCTTTGCCTATAACAGCTTGAGTGGCTATCGTGAGCCCGCTCAATGGCTGCACGGCACAAACCCGCGCCACGGCGTTACGTGGCGCTTGAACGTGAAGCTACGGCATCCCAATGAGAAAGCCGGTCCCCGTCGTTACAAGATTGACGGTGGCCGAGATGTTGGACCGCTGTGGGTTCCTACGGAGTAAATCTGGGAGTAACAATGAGACGATTCCTTTTGGTGCTGTTGTGTGTTGTTTGCTTCGGATGTGCGCCGGAGCAACAGACTGTTCCCTACACCGGACCCAAAGCCAATGGCTATCGTGACGGGTCCGTGATCTTCTGGCGTGGTGGCTTACTGGTTCGGCCCATCTATCGTCACACAGACAGCACGATCACTCACGCTGCTATTATTCTTTATCAGAATGGCGAACCGTGGGTGTATGAGGCGGTGCCGCCAAGGATTCATAAGGTGCCGCTCGGTGTGTATCTGGAAGAGATGAAGCAGAAGATGCAGAAGGAGCGCCTCCAGAGGCGCGGATTCACCTACTTCACGATGCAACCGAAGGTGCCTTACTCGCATAGCGAATTGATCGCTATGAAGCGATATGCGGAATCGCAATTGGGACGGCCTTACATGCTGCGTGGCTGGTGGAAGGGGCGGGAAGTGCGGGGCCTCTTTTGTTCTCAGTACATCGGCAACATCATCGAACAATCCGGGTTGATTGATTCGAGCAACTGGCGGGAATCTCCTGGCGGACTGCACGCGAAACTCAGACTGTATTACTACTAGCCCATAGAGGAGACCCATGCCTGTTCATCGAACGACCAAGAATGGCAAGCCAGCTTACCAATGGGGTGAGCACGGTGCCAAGTATACCTACATGCCTCACGACAAATCAGGCATGATGGCCGCCAAGAAGAAGGCGATGAAACAAGGATTGGCCGTTGCCCGTCGCATCGGCACCAAACCTGAACTATAGACTTGAACTATAGGCCCGATCAACCGCCAGCTAGAGAGGCGCTGGTATGTCAAAAGCCGTCATTGAACATTGGCGAGATGGAGAGTGCATCGAACGCCTGGTTGTGACGGAAGCCCACCTTCAACGAGTGGGTGACGTAACCAAGATTGTCTTTCCGCCCGGCATGTTCATCCTTGCAACGGATGACGAATTACGCTTTCGAGCCCGCGAAGTAATTGAGGTGCTTGAACACGCTGTACGGTAGGCGATGATAAGTGCTGCCCGACGCCCGCTGCGTGCGGGCGTCCGGGCTTCTTTCAGAGGTGACGCATGGGTGTTTGGACACGTGATAATTGGAATGACATCATTCAACGGGTGAATGATCTTATCAATTCTGATGAAGCGTGTAGGGATGTCGAGCCACTGGAAGAAGTCGAGCCGAATCACATTTGGACCGTCAGTGATGTTGAGGAAGTTCGTGAGAAACTTCAGGAAATCTGCGAAGACACAGAGTTTACAGAAGACCTGGTTTATTGGAAGCAATCCGTCATTGATGAGATCAATGCCGCCATTGATGAGGGGTGGTGTCGATGTTGTGAGCCTTGTGAATTTGGGCATACAATGTCTTGGAATCTGTTATTTGCAATTCCAGGAAGATGGGATTTTAATTGCCCACCTATTTGGATTGACCCGCCCGGTATCTGGTGGTCATATAATCCCGCATGTTGTCGTCTACCCCACTATTGTCATTTCATGGATTGGGCACCAAGTATTCATGGAATGGTTATTGGTGCGCCCTTAAAGAAGAGTCGGTATTGGCGCGTTACACGGCGTAACATTGCCACCGGCGAGCGTTGTCAATCATCGTGCTTCTTTTCAGCAACAGGTGGAACCATTAAGTGTGAAGATGGTTCGATTGAAGCACCGTATGATACCTCTGGCTGGAATGGTATGGGCTTGGCTGAGCCGGAATACTTTGAGTTGGAAGTGTGGGCTGGATGTGGCAGTTGTTATTACGAGGGGATGGGTTGGATTTATGGAGCCGAACCTGTAAAGAATGCTGCGGGTTGTGAATAAGGTGGAAGGCGGGTGAAGGATGATTACATGCCAGTATCAAGCCCGCCGTTTCACTTCCGATGGCATCCAGTTTTTTTGTGTTCATCGGGAGTGTAATAGGTTTCAGCAAACCGTGTTGGACAGCGAGTGTATTGTGTGTTCACTACGTCATCCGAGTGACCATGATGCGCGCGCTTTTGTGGAGCAGTCGCGCGTGCTGGAGGGAGTTGCACCGCCAGGACAAGAAGATGTAGACCTCGACACAGTGGTTGAGCCTGAGACACCCATTACTGGTCGGTCGTTACTTTGTCAACTTGGAGACACATTACCGCCCCCTAAAGAACAAGATCGACGATTTCATTTTGAGTCGAATGGCGTCCTAGTTTTCGAGAAGACAGATTGGGAACCGCCTCGTGCTCTTAATGGATTTGTAGCGAAACCTGAAGACCCCTGGCGTTTTATACCACTTTGGCTACCTTGCACTTTGAGACAACAACGGGCCGAACGAACTCCATGCGGCTGGTTGAGTATTCACATGACATGCAAATGTCCACAACATTCAAGGGGTGATTGTGCAGTTGTGTGGAAAGAATGTCAACAGTGTCCAGTAAGGGAGGGAGAGTAACCATGAAATTGCTTTTCATCGGCGGACCAGCGGATGGTCAGCTTCGTGACTTCAATGAACCTTTGAGTCCGCTGGTGGATTCCAAGATCAATGTCACGGCCCCGAATGGAATCATCTACGTCTACAACGTGGTCTTCTTCAGTGGGAACACGTTGCAGTTTCCTGTGGCGATCTTCGAGACGATGCAGCCCGATGACGTGTTCAAGGCGCTGCTTCAGTGGTACTCGGTCAAGCCGCGCGTGCGTCGGATGGCCCCGCCTACGGCCGCCGGCCCCGAGCCACCCCCGACTGAGCCGCCAGACTCCAAGTTGGTGTTGCCATGACGCAGATCGACTTCTTTGTCAACAATGTGCCGCACTGGGATGGCATCGACATCTACATTCGGCATTGCGGAGCCTGGGTGAATGATTTTGAGTGCGTCCAGGTACGAGAGGGAGAGGTGCCGCCGGCAGCCCTCCGCTTACCCTATTGCCAGGCCCAGGAGCTAATGGACCGCCTCTATGCGGCCGGGCTTCGACCAACCGAACAACGGGACAGTGCAGGAGCGCTGTCCGCGACGGAACGCCATTTGCAGGACATGCGCCGATTGGTTTTCGACGGTGAGTAACCGTTGAGTTTGTTTCATCCATTAGTTTGGGAGTTGCTACCATGCCACAAGACGAGAACTTGAATCCTGACTTCGATCTTGACAACGACCTGGAAGACGAAGACCTTGAGGATGAGGAAGAGTTCGAGGAGTACGAGGAAGACGAAGACGAGTACGACGACGATCTCGACGATGAGGAAGATGACGACGACTTCTTCGACTTGGAAGACGAAGACGAAGACTGGGAAGACGAAGACGACGACTATGAAGATGAGGAAGACGAAGATGAAGATTGACCCAACTGTTTGGGCCGAAGTGCAGCACCATGAAGCCGAATACTGGGGCAATTGCCTCGGTATGCGGGCCTGGGGTGAGTTCGTCAAGCAAGAGATGTATGGGCGCGAAATGGGCCTCTTCTCTGACTACGGAGATGAGCAAGGCGAACTCAATATGCGGGGCAAGTCGGTCATGGATGTTGGTGGTGGCCCGGTGTCGATGACTCTTCGTTGTATCAATGCTGGTCGCTTGATTGTGGTTGATCCATGCGAGTGGCCTGCATCTGTGTTACGCCGCTACCAAGTCTATGGCATTGAGTTCATTCAGGAATCGGGCGAGAACTTACATGCTCAGTCTCTTGGACAACACGATGAAGTTTGGGTCTACAATGTGCTTCAGCACACACAGAATCCCAAAGCTGTGTTGAACAATGCCCTAGCTCGCGTGAAATCTGGCGGCGTCCTTCGTCTTTTTGAGTGGCTGAACATTCCGGCCGATGATTGCCACCCGCATGTTCTGACGGCGGAGTGGCTGTTGAATACTTTGGCAGGAACCAGAGTAGAACAAATCCGCATCCGGCGGTTGAAGGAATACTGGTCGGATGCTGACGCCTTAGCAGGAGTTTTCAGCAATGGCTGAGACGAAGCAAGTGGTCCTGGAGGGCGAGGTTAAGCTGGCCTACTTCAGCAATGAACGCGATTCCAAGCATATTCTCATTCGTGACGAGAATGCTCCGACAAACGGCCCGACAGCGGTGCCGGTTAGCGAACGTCGGTTGGAATCTTTCATTGCGGATCAGCTTGGCTTCCCAAATGACGCCGAGTTCGACGAGATGTTTCGGCGTCTTAATGAATTGCGCAAGAGTGGTCTACGTCCTGCTGAGGGCGTGCCTGACTACGAGCGTGAAGGTGTCCGAGTACGCATCACGATTGAGGTGCTGTGAGTCTGGCATTGTACAGTGGCGCAATCGGTAGCGCAGCAGACCGTTAATCTGCGGGTTCTAGGTTCGAGTCCTAGCTGTACAGCTATTGCGGGTTCGAGAAGCGGTTTCTCAGCGGCCTCATAAGCCGCGCACACTGGTTCGAGTCCAGTACCCGCAACTCTCTTATCTGAAGCAAGGGTGGTTTCATGTCTGTGCAACTTCATCAAAACAGATTCTACTACTATGTAGTAGAGGGCATTCTGCGTGTTGGAGCGCGCATCTTAGGACCGCATCCTGCTTGTGACGCCTCGATTCTGGCAAACCTTAATGTCTATGGTGACACGAGTTTCGTTCGTCAAGTTCATGCACAACTTGTCGGTGATGTCAGTGCATTCTACTCGGCGGACTGTAGCAATGTTCGTGGTTTAATTTCAGGATTGGGCGGCTGGGTTGGCGGGATTGTTGGTAACATCAATCAACTAACCGGATTCATTCAACTCGACCCCGATATCAATGCTGGAGTGCTTTGGGGTGCAGTTGATTATCGTCTTCGTGGTTGTGTTGATAACATTCGTGGCGATCTCTCAGATGTTTATGGAGACATCTATTGTCATGGTGTTGTCTCTGCTTTAACGGGGGACATCAGTGGCCTGAAGAATCTGGATGTTTCGTTTCTTTCGGGCAATGCAACCGGCATCCGATGTTATCAACAGCCTGTCTCGGTGTCTGGCAACATAGATGTTGCAATGGCTGCTTCGGGTTACACTGATGCCGACAGGATTCAAGGGATCGACCTTCAGAATCTAACCGAGTTGGGATGGGCATGATGCAACGCTTTGCCAATTTCATTTTCGAGGTTAAGAATCATAACAATCTTGGTGGAGTCTTTGTTTCTGTGATTGATGGGCAGCGTTTTCCCTATGCACTTATTGGGGCTGAACGTAGTCGAGCAAGAAGTGCGTGTCTGGTACGAGCAACCTATCTTGCTGAGGGACTTCTTTCACGGTACGGAGCTACCAATCTTGGACGGGTGGAGTGTCGGAATGGCAAACTGTACTTCGTCAATCCGAATATCGAGCGGCTTCAACGGTGGTATCAGAACGATCCTTTCTAGGGGGCAGTTATGAACTCGGCACAATACCCCCTCAAGATTTGGGATGGTTTTACACAAACCCCCGAGCAAATTGCCGTTGAAGTTATTGCAACTCAACGGCGAGTGGAACAACTCAGCACGGCGCTGATTCAATTGAATCGGATAACGCCGGCAGACTTTGAGATAGTGGCCGGGGAGACTATTCACCCTGGACAACCTATCTACGTGAGACAAGCAAATGCCCGCGCCTACCGGGCTCGTGCATTGTTTGAGGAAGCCAGTCGTGTATGCGGTTTTTGTAAAATCGGCGCGACTGTCGGCAATGTGTGTAGTATTACTCCGGTTGGGAGATTGGAGTTAACAGACTGGTCAGTTCCATT